GCTATTAGCTGAACTACGTCAACTGATGCAGAAAGCAGAAGACGAAGTACACAAGGTCTTTAAACCTAAGATGATTGATCTTAAAGATGTTCAACCGAGATTAAAGAAAGACGGAACATTATCTAAACAAGGATTAACTCCCGAAGAATTTGAAGAAAGATCCCCTACCAACGACATAACCCCTTTTACCAGAAGAAAACTCCAAGACTTTAACTTAGGCTCACGAAAACAAATAGGTGAATACTTAGTTGAGTTTGGGTGGAAACCTAAGAAGTTTACTCCTACCGGTCAACCTATTGTAGATGAAACTACATTAGCACGTATTGATGATATACCACAAGCAAAACTTATTGCTGATTATTTATTATATCAAAAACGAATTGCACAGATTGATTCATGGATATCGGCCCTTGATCATGATGGAAGGGTACATGGGTTTGTTATTCCGAATGGTACAATTACCGGAAGAATGAGTCATAGAAATCCGAATATGGCTCAAGTTCCTAATATAAATAGTCCTTTTGGGCCAGAGTGTAGAGCTTGTTGGACGGTGGAAGAAGGATACAAATTAGTAGGTATTGATGCTTCTAGTTTAGAATTAAGAATGCTTGCTCACTATATGCAAGACGAGGAGTTTATAAATGAAATCATTGACGGAGATATACACACCCTTAATCAGAAATCTGCAGGACTTGAATCTAGAGATCAGGCAAAGACTTTCATCTATGCCCTCATATACGGAGCAGGAGATGCAAAACTTGGCAGAGTGGTTGGAGGAAATCAAAAAGATGGCAAGCGACTTAGAGAACAATTCTTTGATAGTAATCCATCATTTAAATCTCTTAGAGATAAAGTTCAAAGAGCATCAGCAAAGAACTTCCTCAAAGGATTAGACGGAAGAAAACTTTTAATTCGCACACAGCACGCTGCTCTCAACACTTTATTACAAGGTGGAGGAGCTATAGTGATGAAGCGTGGTTTAGTTATGTTAGATGCTGCAATTAAATTAAATACACTAGATGCTAAGTTT